CTCGAAGACATTGATAAATATCAGGTTAAGTGGGGTGGCTTACTCAAACGTCTTGCAGATCGTTGGCCTATGCAAGCTAGTGTTAAAGGGTCTATGCTCTATATTCGACCCAAAATTGTTCTTGTTACTTCCAACTATCGAATTGAAGATATCTGGACTGATTCCGCAACTGTTGATCCTTTACTCCGACGTTTTGTACAAATAGAGAAATTGTGTCAGGAGCAAGTTATTGACTTTATCTAAAATAAAAATGCCTTATGTCCGTAAATATCGAAGTTATAAGCCTCGTCGTATCACTACTTACGGCCGTAGGAAGTATTCTGGCTATAGTAAAATGTCGAAGCGAATGCCGTACCGTCGAAGAAGATAATGTAGTTTAACTAATAAAAAATGGGACGTTATTCCCGCCAACAAATGTATCAATATGATAATTTATATTATATGACTCGTGAAGCCGCCCGTATTGCTTATAAAACTAAGAAATGGTTACAATCTCGTAAAAGTAATCGAAAGCCATCTCGAATTACTCAAAGGTTTAATGAACCTGGTCTCCCAACTATGACTTTAACCGAAGAAAAAAAAACAATGCCACAAACTGAGTCTCATAGTGTAGGTATACACAAATCATTCCAAAAAGTTAATACTCGAAATGCTCCTTTAAAACGTGTTGTTAAAAACAGCATTGATTATCAAGATACATATAAGTATGAAACAGAATGGCTTTCATCTAACAAAGTATATATTGAAGCATGTTTTGTTGGAACTAAAAGCCAGTATTTATTTGCAAACACTGTTAATCCTTCAATGGCATCTGATTCCTATGAAGCCTTTTTTAACCTAAATCCCCTTCAAGGTATTCCAACAGGTCAAATTACCACCGGTAGTACTGACCCAGCTGTTGATTGGATATCTATTTCAAATGGTGTAGTTTATATGGATTTTATTAATCAATCTAATTTACCATGTCAAGTTAAAGTACAATGGTTTAAAGCACGAACAGATGGATCTAACTTTTTATTGGATAATTATCGTAAAGGCGTAACTGATAACTCACTGTATGATGCCGACCAAGTTGCCGGAAATAATGGTGGAAATGAAACTTACACTTATATTGGTGCATCTGGTTCTAATCCTTCAACTTTAATTACTGATTCATATAGTAATATTATGTCTAAAAGGAATACTACTCAAATCTGGCAACCCGTTTCTTCTAAAGTTATCTTATTAGCTGGTGGGGATGTTCATCGGTTAACCAATTTTATCACAGCTAACATGTTTCAATGTAAATCAAAGTTAAGTTCTCATGGGGAGGATTTTCCTAAAGGATCTCTTTGTTGTGTAGTCTCTTATCAAGGTTTAGCATGTCACTTTAGACAAGAAGGAGAAAATGCTTTTGATGGAGTAGGTTTAGCTCCCGGAAAAGTAGGGTTAGTTATAACTAGAAAATTGAAATTGAAACCTCTTAAAGCACCTAATGAACGTTTTGATGTTAAATATTCTGGCCAAAATTCTACCATTTTATATGGAAAAACTGTTGCTGAAGCTCAAATTATTGGAAATAATGATATAAATATCGACATCGGGGAAGTTTTACAATAATATATTATCCTAACTTTTTAATCTTAGCCAACGTTTCACCCAACAATCGAATATACTTCATATAATAATCTTGCAAAGCTTCGTCTTCATACTTGCAAGCTAATTCCCAACCATTCCAAGCTGCATGGATATCATCCTTTAGGTGAATAGCAATATTGACAGCAAAATTATCAGACATAATATCACTTGGACGCCCAACCACAGAATGAGTAGGTCTTGGAAAGTTTTCACCATTATAAGTATAAGTAGTATCAGCCATTTATAATAAAATATCGTGGGAATTGCCTTCTATTTATACCCTACTCAAATACTGTGACTATAGCGCCACAAGACTGACACGTTGTGTACCCCCTCTATAAAAAAAAACTCTAGTTTAACCGGCTGGCATGATCCTGCTGGCGAGTGCCCGGAGCCGAAGCAGGGGCAAATGCCATGCCCTCTGTCAATCACAATATACCTCGGATAGTTTGTATTCAGCCGTCCGCAGGACATTAGGGTTAGGGTTAGGGTTAGGGTTACTGATCAGAAGGTCCAGACATATTATTACCTGGACCTTCTGATCAAGATCACGCGTTTGATCAGAAAAAAAATGTCACGCGTCCGCAACTTTTGCTTTACAATGAATAATTACGTAGATACTACCCTTGTAGATAATGTGGAATGTAAATATGTTGCTTACTCCAAAGAAGTAGGAGCTAATGGCACACCACATTTGCAAGGGTTTATTAGTTTTGCTACTGTCAAATCTAAACAACAAGTTATTACCTTACTTCCTGGATGTCACATATCTATTATGAATGGTTCTATTTTACAAAACGAAGACTATTGCTCTAAAGCAGGTGAATTAATCGAACGGGGGGAAAAGCCTATTTCGAACGACAACAAGGGTCGCGCCGAAAAACTCCGATGGCAACGCGCTCGAGACTTAGCCAAACAAGGAAATCTAGATGAAATTGACGCCGACATTTATATTAGATGTTATAATACTCTCAAAAACATTCGAAAAGATCACGAAATTAAACCGCCACCTCAGGATGTTAAAGCTTATTGGATTTATGGACCGACCGGAACTGGTAAAAGCCACGCTGTTGAGACAGCTTTTCCAGACTGCTATAAGAAAGCTATGGACGATCTTAAATGGTTTGATGGATACTCTGGAGAAGATGCGGTCTACCTCGAAGACATTGATAAATATCAGGTTAAGTGGGGTGGCTTACTCAAACGTCTTGCAGATCGTTGGCCTATGCAAGCTAGTGTTAAAGGGTCTATGCTCTATATTCGACCCAAAATTGTTC